CAAATGCATTACGCGCATCCTGAGAGCCTGCAGAACGATCAAACCTTCGGCGGCGAAGGCTAAGGGCCGGAAGCTACAACAAGACGTCTGTAAGGCCATCGCAGAGGCTACAGGGGTATCATATCAATCTGGTGTAGACGGTGAGATTGCTTCCAGAGGCATGGGTCAGCATGGGGTTGACATCGTGTTGCTTGGTAAAGCGCGTGAGCTCTTCCCGTTCAGCGTGGAGTGTAAGCAGTGTGAGAACCTTAATCTGTTTGAGGCTATCAGTCAGGCCAAAGATAACAAGGCAGACGGGACTGACTGGCTAGTGGTGCATGACAGGAAGAGGCTGTCAGAACCAGTTGCTATTGTAGACTTGAGCGTGTTTATGAAGTTGGCAGTCAAATAGGAGAACCAATGGCACAGACTTGTAAGGCATCATATCCATGCAGGCACTTCTTGTGGCTGCCAAGAAAGATCAGTGGCAAATGGAGATGGCTCTCTATGCAGGCGTATGATGTCTGGCACTTCTTCAATATGCAAGGTGATCTGCTAGAAAAAGAGAATATAGGCCTTGATGAAGATGAGTTCATCGCTCACACAAGATTGCGCTGTGAGGATATCAACATCTCGTCATACAAGCATGGGCCTAAGTTCTATGTGTATGACCTTCTTAAAAAGATTGGCCGTATGTGATTCCTTCACGATTTAAATTCTGTGGTATGATTTTTATAGAGGTAGAAGATTGCCGAGTGCAACTTGCCTAGACCCCGTTGAAGGGGTCTTTGGCATTTAGGGTAAAGTTCTGCGCAAAACGCCGGACGACATCACGGATTCTTCACTGCCTGCAGACGAAATTGAGGAGCTGAGACTTGTTGGAAGGCGTCTTTTGAAAGCGGAACCTGTTGTTGACTTGACATAGAAAATACTCGATAAGATTATGAAAATAGCTACACAGCCTATTTGATATGGGAGTTAAAAGATGAGGCCAATAGTTTTAACTCTGTCAAGTCTATATTACTGAATTGGAATATAGTTTAAAGCACTGCTTCTTTATGTGGTTACCTATACCTTCACAACTCTTATTGCATCCTTAACATCTTTTACACTTGACAAGATTTCAAAAATGTGTTACTCATTGTATATACTCCTTACGTATTAAGCCTAAAGTCTTCCAAAGTCAGTCCAGTGTCCTCAGATACCACATCCGAGCTTAGGCGAAGGATGAAAGCTCTTCAGAGCTTGTGGCTAGCTTAAAGAGTGTAAGCTTAAAGTGTATACAATAGATATATACAGTTGGTTCTATACCATACTCCGTATGGGGTGCACACCAACTACTCTATACATAAGCTATCAATCATTTGCTATCAGTCTTTTGCTGACAACTTTAAGTCTTCATTCGCCGTAAACGGCCTCGCTACGCTCGACTCGCTAACGCTCGTGTGGGCTCTTGATGACGATGAAAGATTCAAGATGTTCAGATGGAACCTAAAAGCCCCCAACAAACACTGTTTCTTTGACAGCCTTCTTTAAAAAGATAGTCCTTTGTGCTTTGTAGAAAAAGCTGTCACGCATCAACTACTCCTTTAGCATGCAGTCTTCTTGTCAACGAAAAACCAACCCCCTATTCCGCCCGCCCCCTTCCTTTTTGGCGTTGCGATTTTTGCCCTGGTCCAAGAATCCACAATATCGATTCCTGCGCCAAATTTGACCCAAGAGGCCATCGTTTTCATTTTGACTATCTAGGGTATAGGAAACAGCATTCGACGTCTTATAAACGATCCTTTTGCCACTTCCTCAAAATGGCACATCTTGCCCAGCAGAGCAAAAAGCGTTATACTGTAACTGTTAGCCGCTGAGGTTCTAATGGATCGCGACCTGCTAAAGGAAGTTTACGAAAGGATCGAGCAAGTGGTTGAAGAGTCCAAGGAAGAATTGTCGCCTCGTGCTCAACAAGAAGTTAGACTCCTTGACATCAGAACGGTTCGTAAAGTCTTTTGCATTCAGTGTGGCGAGACAACAGTTAGGCTTGTCTTGGGAGAGAAGGGCTTGGAGCAGGAAGCTGCCAGCCCAGACTTGAAGTGCGCTGGCTGTGGTAGCATTTTCAAAGGGGTGCCTGACTCTATGGTGTGGAACTAATATGGTATACAGAAAGAAAGCCAAGAAAGAAGAGCTGCCTGAGGGCATTGAACCTGTTGTTGAATACGAAAAGAACAAGCTCAGCACTCGCGGCAATGGCAACTATCCGGTGTCGCAACCGATGACTTCGCGCCCGTGGTTCTGGAACCCATTCAAGTGCATGGATGACAGAATGCGTTGGGAGTTGAACTGTAAGCGGCATGATGCTGAGCGCAGACGAATCAAGGCGGACGCTACTGAATACTGCTTCCGCTACAACGGAAAGCTCTATAACCGCTACGACATGATGGCGCACATTGTCATGATGGCTTTTGACGGCTGGGAGTTGCCGCGAATTCTTGACGACTTAAGTGATGAGCACAACGTCTTGCCGACGCCCAAAGAGCTCCATAAGTGGATGGAGCTGCATCCGAACTTCAAGAAGGAACTCGAAATGGCGAAGACCTATCGAGGAGAGATTTATAACGATATGGCGATTCAAGCCGTAACGACCGCAGGAGCAGGCCAAGCTGGTGGACCGACCAGGGATCAGGTTGGATATGCCAAACTGCTTGCAGACACCTTTATGGCTCAGGCAGCGCTTGCTAACGAACGCTTCCAGACTGTCAACAAGCAGCAGATTCAAGACGTCACTGACAGGTCTACCCCCGAACAAATCAAGGAACGCATCGCTGCCATGCTTGAGGCTAATCCGCAGTTGGCTGAACTCGCAAAGAGCTACCAAGAGAAAGAGATCGCAGTTGAACCTATCGTTGAGGTAGAATCAGGAGATGCCATTAATGAGTAAGAAATTCAAGCCCTCACCCAAGCAGCAGGAGTTTTTTGACAGCAAGAAACTCACCAAGTTCTTGGTCGGATGCAGGAACAGCGGTATTAGCAAGGCGATCATGCAGGAAGTGATCTATCATGCCACTGGCCAGTATCCAAAAAAATGGAAAGGTAGAAAGTTTGAGCATGGAGTTAAGATCGATGTATTGCATAACTGCTGGATAAAAAGAAGTCTCTTCATAGAAGAGTTGGTATCTCGGGTGAACGTGAAAGCTGTGCAAGACTGTTACGGAACTAAGCAAGAATTCGTTAAGGAGCATCTCGGCAAACTCGGAACAACTATCACAGTTGATCACGCCGTGGAAGGACTTAGCGAGATCCGCTTTGTGGAAAAAGCAATCCTTGGTTCATACACCGAAAGGCATATGTTCCGCCAAGATGTCGACATTATTGCTTGCGATTGCGAAGTAGAAGGCAGAGTCGATCAGTATATAGAGAATGACTATAAAGACCGTGAAGTATTGGTGATGCATGGTTTTGAATTACGCTATCAAAGTGGAATTTTGGAATCCAGCCTCCGAGACAAAAACATATCCTGCACACTGATGGGTGCGGCAGACATAACCTGGAAGGTAAAATAACTGATGAGTAGCGAAGAGGCAGAACTCCTAAAGTTACTCGATAGCTACCAGAAATCTATCAAAACCAACAAAGCCAAATTCTGGAAGCCAATCCCTAAGCAGCTTGATTTCTTGAATTGCAAGCGCCGAAGGAAAGGTCTCATTTCAGGAAACCGATGTGGTAAATCTGATACGATGCTCTTCGAGACCGCCTGCCATTTGACAGGTATCTATCCAGACTACTGGCAAGGGACGAAATTCAAAAAGCCTATTGACTGCTGGGTAGTTGGCATCAGCTTCGAAAAGCTTGTCGGCACCGTGCAGAAGAAACTATTCGGTGGTATGCCTGGAACCGGAACTTGGGGTGAAGGTTTTATTCCGCTCGACTGCCTTGATCGCAAGCCAATTATGAAGCCAGGCATGTCAGGGGTTATTGGTAGCGTCCAGGTAAAATGTGCCTATGGTGGATACAGCAATGTAACCTTCTGGTCTCGCTCGCAGGCGCGTGAAGAGTTCCAGGGCGATGAAGTCCATCTGATAGCATATGACGAAGAGCCACCCGCAGATATCCATGCCGAATGTTCAATGCGTCTGGCTGTGCCTATGTCGCGTGGTGAAGGCCTAGCACTTTATGCGTTCACCCCGCTGGAAGGTGAGACCGAAGTATGGAAAGGTCTAGTGCAGAACCCCAATGCGGAGTTCTTCTCTATCTGCATGGATGAAGTGCCGTGGCTAACGGAAGATGTAATTGAAGACATACTTCGTGACTGCCCAACTGAGATGGAAAAGCGGGCGCGTCGCTATGGCATTCCTGGCGTTGGTTCTGACCAGATATTCAAGTTCGAAGAGCATCAATACACGTGCGATTCCTTCGAGATCCCAAAACACTGGCCCCGTATAGGAGGCTTAGACATAGGCAAAAATCACCCAACAGGTGCAGTCTCAATTGCGTGGGATCGTGAGTCAGACAGCATCTATGCCTACAATGAGTTCAAAAAGAGTGCAACAGACGCCTACGAGATAGCTAGGACTTTGAGGCATTGGAACTTGGCATTTGCCACTAGCCATGATGCATTCAACGATACGCTGGCCGGAAACGTAAGCACTCTATTTCGGCAGGAAGGGCTTGAGGTATTCTCTGCTGGCCGTGATCTTTGGGCACGCATTGAGAAGGCTCGTAAAATGATAGGCACTGGACGTTTGTGGATATTCAAAGATAGATGTCCAGAACTGATTAAGGAAATTAGGGTATATCACACCAAAGAGAACGGGCACACAGTAGCAGACAAATACGACGATATGGTTTCTGCGTGGTTGCATGCTGTCCAGTTCTATGAGAAAGCATCGTGCAGAATTTACCGTAACGAATATGCCGAGTCTGCTCCAAAATGGGAGCCTTCAAGTGATGGGTATTTTTGACCCATTATGTGAGATGATATAAACAAGGAGGCAACAATGGCTTGTAAACCTAAAGGCAAGAAGCGCTAGGAGGCGACGTTGGACGATTTCTTAGAGGGCGCTAAAGAGGAAGTGATCGACAATTTAGCCAAGCAGGTTATGGATGAGTTCGAGTCGTCCAAAGCAACCTACCGTGAATACAAGGAAGACATCTGCTGCAGAGCGCATGAAAACATTAAAGGCGTTTATGGACCTACTGTCAAAATATCCGGCACGAGCAAGGCTTTCGCTGGGTTAACCCGTCCTCGTGTTATGCATGTTGTTGCACGTATAATGGAAGTTATTGCTCCTGTCGGTGAAGATGTTGTCACGTATGAATCGACTCCTCTGCCTAGAATGCCAGAACTTGAAGCCACTCTGCGTGCCAGCGGCCTGCCTGAGGAAGACATTCTGAAAATGGTCAAAGAAGCAGCTGATGCTGCTGCTGCCAATTTACAGATCAAGTCCAAAGACGATCTCGAAGAAACACGCTGGAAGAAAAGCCTCCTCGACTTCACCTATAACTACGTCGCATATGGCACCGGCATCATGCACGGGCCTATGGCTGTTCCAGTTGATAGCAATAAACTTACAGCAATGCGTGGTTTGGCAGAACAACAGGAAGAAGTCCGTCCTGAGTTCATGTCAAAAAGCCCGCTGTCCATTTATCCAGCCCCTGGCGCTACTGATATCGAAGATTGCCCATGGTTGATTGACCGCACAGTCGTAAGCAAATCGATGTTGCGTGACTGGAGCAAAAACGAGACGCTGTTCAATATCGAGAAGGTCAAAGAGATCTTAGACAACAACGTCGATGGCGACTGGCAACCTGAGGAATGGGAAAAGCGGATACTTGACGCCAACAAAGGTGAGAAGACCGGCCCGTGTGGTAAGTTCACTGTCTATATTCGATGGGGCTTGCTATCAGGTGAAGACCTCAAAGACGCTGGTCATGATATCCCAGACGAAGAACTGAACTCGCAGGTCATGGCGCAGGTGTGGGTGTGCTGTAACAAGGTGATCTCTATCCGACCATCCAAACTGTTCCGCGATAGACTGCCTTTCTATGTTGCCAGCTATAGCCCGGTAGACTTTAGCATCTTTGGCTGCGGAGTTCCTGAGTCGATGTTCAGCTCTCAGGATGCTTACAATGCGTGCGAACGCGCCAAATATGACAACCTTGCTGCATCACATGCTCCTTACTCTGAGGTAAACGTATCGCGCCTTGTCGACCCCAAAGACGTTGAAAAGATTGGCCCAAAGTGCGTTATCAGAACCAGAGACGACATTGGCGGAACAGGCAATAATCGCCCAGCAGTTGAGTATAAGATCATCCCAAACATCACACAGCAGCTTGAAGCCGCCCAGCAGAACATCCTGAATCTCATCCAGCAGCAAACCGATATCCCCAATGTGCTTATGGCAACTGGTGGGGAAGGTGTGCATAATCGCACTAGCTCTGGCGCAGCAATGCAATACAACTCGGCCATCACTCCTTTGAAGGGCGTGATCATGCGGTTGGAAGAAGACGTGATTGTGCCTAGCATGCAGAAGTTGAAAGAGTTCTATGACATGTTTTCGAAAGACGAAACCATCAA